GTGACTTCAGAGGAGAAAAAGAAAAACACTACCTGACAATGGGAAACTACAAAGTAAGTGAAGACTGCGAAACACAAAAAGAAGCAAGAGAATGGCCACAAAATCATATGTGGGAACTGATAACTACAATGATAGTAATAGTGGGAGAAAAAGCAGCGGAAATAAAAGGGCTAAAAGAAGCCTACGTTGAAGGATTCAATACAGGACAAAAACTGAGTACAGCAACAGGTGAAGAACTAAAAGAAGTAATAAAAAATATACCACAAGGATAAAGGATAGGCCCACAATGGGCCTATCTCTATTAATAATCAAAATCAAAAGCAAATGAAAAAAACATTAGGCGGTGACCGGCTAGGGTCAGGAAACAAAATGAAAGTCGAACTCCATGGATACAGCAGGAGTACACACGACATGGGCTATGTATGGAGAAGCACAATGAGCGCAGGAACTCTAGTACCGTTCCTATGCGAAGTGGCACTACCAGGGGACACATTCGATATCAACCTGGGATGTGACATCAAAACGCACCCAACAATCGGGCCACTGTTCGGAAGCTACAAGGTACAACTGGACATATTCCTAAGTCCAATAAGGCTATACAACAGCCATCTGCATAATAATGCACTGAACATTGGAAGAAATATGAGCCTGATCAGACTACCAGGCATAACATTCACAGCACAAGGAATTGCAGATATTACAGAAGTACAAGACCTGGACAACTGCCAAGTAAACCCATCAGCATTAATGAGCTACCTGGGTATAAGAGGATTCGGAATAAGTGCAGACACACAGACAAGAACATTCAATGCAGTACCAGTATTATCATACTGGGACATCTACAAAAACTACTATGCAAACAAACAAGAAGAAATCGGAGCTGTAATACACACACCGGCACAAGCACTACTGGAAAACGTATTCGAGGTATACGTAAATGGAAACACAATACCAGAAGCACCTTCTGTGCCAGTAAATGAACTAATGGTAAGGTTCGCAGCGCTCACAGTAGAAGCAGATCCAGGACAAACGATCATACCATCGCAAATAATGATAATAACAAGTGCCGGAACATTCCCGTTCGATGATCTATGCGATACAATAACAATCGTAGGAGATCAGTGGAGAGGTGAATATAATTACAAATATGGTGGAATATACGTATACCAATGGAGGTATCAAAATGCACAAGATATCGGTATGCAACCGCCAGCAGTAGCAACATTCGACCTGGAAAACATCGACGTAATGAGAACAAAAATACTGGCACACCAAGGGTATGATCAATTCAACATCACAACAGCGGTAACACAAATAGAGCCATACAGATGGCTATATGAAATAAACAACGACATACCAAACATACTGAGCAGCCAAGAAGGACTTGCAATAAAAACATACCAAAGTGACCTATTCAACAACTGGATAAAAACAGAATGGATTGACGGAGTAGACGGAATAACAGCCATAACAGCAGTAGATACAACAGGTGGATCCTTCACAATAGATACGCTGAACCTGAGCAAAAAAGTATACGACATGCTCAACAGAATAGCAGTAAGTGGCGGAACATACGATGACTGGCAGGATGCAGTATATACACACAGCCGCTACAAAGGAGCAGAAACACCAATGTATATGGGAGGACTGATAAAAGAGCTGGTATTCCAGGAAGTAGTAAGTCAAAGTGAAAGCAGCGGAGAAGAAACACAACCCCTGGGAACACTGGCCGGAAAAGGTATCATGGCAAAAAAACACAAAGGTGGAACAGTAGTTGTAAAAGTAGACGAACCAAGTTATATCATGGGAATAATCAGCTTAACACCAAGAGTGGACTACAGCCAGGGTAACAAATGGGATGTACATTTAGAAAATATGGACGACCTGCATAAACCAGCATTGGACGAAATCGGATTCCAAGAACTGATAACAGAGCAAATGGCGTGGTGGGACACAGAATACACAGGTGGAGAATGGGTAACAAAAAGCGCAGGGAAACAACCGGCATGGATAAACTACATGACAAACGTAAACCAGGTAAGAGGAAACTTCGCAGTAAAGAACAATGAAATGTTCATGACACTGAACAGAAGATACGAAGCAGAAGTAACCGGAATAAAAGACCTGACAACGTACATAGACCCAAGCAAATACAACTTCATATTCGCAAACACAGCACTAGACGCTCAAAACTTCTGGGCGCAAATAGGAGTGGATATGACAGTAAGGAGAAAAATGTCGGCTAAAATAATGCCTAACCTTTAGGGGTACAGGAAGTGGGGAGCGCATACTATATAAACGCTCATTTTAAAATGGAAATAGAAAAACAATATTATCAAGTACCAGTTAGACTATATTGGAATGACTGGAAAAAACTAATACCATGTACAAAAAAATCAAAGCAAACAGTACAACGCTTAAAGTCAATAACAGCTACAAGGGCGAAACTATCGAACAAAAAGTAAACAGAATAGTAAACAACAAAGAACCAATAACAGACGGGGCGCCGCTGATATACACAGACAGAAAAGACGGAGTAAACCCAGCACATGATATAAGGACAGACAGATGGGAAGTGGCCGTAGATGCTATGGACAAAGTAACAAAAACAAATATGGCAAAAAGAGAACATACAATTGCTGAAAAGGCAAAAAAAGGTATGGAAGCAGAAGGAAAAACCGGTGGTGAAAGTAGCGCAGAAGGCGTAAAAGTCGAGTAACTCGAGTCTATACGAACGACTACAATAAGTAATTGAAAATCAACAAATTCACAAGTGGTACGCACGTATACTATATTATCAAGTATTACGTGGACGCTTTTTAACAAAAAAGACGCGAAAAATGCCAGGACTAGAAGACTTCCTCATGCAAGTGGGGGGACAAGCAGCCGGTACCGGGATGGGACTACTGCTAGCAGATGAAAATGACCGCAGGCAACTGCGGCAACAAGAAAAACTACAAAAACTTGGGATTAAAGGATCCAAGGAAATGACAGACTACAGCTACAAAAAACAACTGGAAATGTGGAAGGACACAAACTACGGAGCTCAGATGGAAGAATTAGCAAAAGCGGGACTAAATCCGGGGCTACTATACGGGATGGGTGGCCAGGGTGGAATGACTGCAGGAAGTGGAGCAAGTAGTGTAGAAAGCGGAAAAGCACCGCAAGGAGGTGGAGAGGCGCAAGGTATGGGGCTTGTAGGGGCTCAAATGGGGCTATTAGCGGCGCAAACAGAAAAAACGAAGGCAGAAACACAGAATATAACAGGACAGGCTGCAAATCAGCCTATAATCGGTGAAAACATAACCGCACAGACTGAAAATACAAGGCTAGACAGTGAAATAAAACAAATAGCGGCCAGTGTAAGCAGACAGACGATAAATGAACAGATGGCAAGCTGGGAAAACCTGATAAAGAAACAGGAAGCCGAAATAAAAGCACAAGGACTGGCTAATAAACTAAACGAGGCACAACTGGATGACAAAGTAAAAATGATGAAGCTGCAAGTAGGCACAGAAGCACTAAAACAAGGATTGATAAAAGCAGAGACTGCAAATGTAAGTGAGGACACTAAAAAGAAAGCTAGTGAAATCATAAACAACGAACAAATAAGGCAGAACCTAGTACAAAAGCTATGGATGGACAGAGATTACCTGAGCAACGAGAAACTAAAAACGTTAATGCAAAGTGATGCAAACTTCCAAAATTGGAGCGATAGTGAACTCGATGTAATAGTTCCAATAATCGGAAGCATAAGAGACTTATTCTGGTCAAAACCATCAGCAAAACCAATAACAGGATTCCATAAACGATAGATATGTGCCTCTATCCGAAATTAATTCGAAATCCTAAATATAAAGCCAACAAAAAGAACGGGGGGAATGTTCCCCCCGTTTCTGATGAAAGGGTACTATGGGTGCCTATAGGATGTCAACAATGTATAGAATGCAGAAAAGAAAAGGCAAGAGACTGGACAACCAGACTAATGGAAGATATAAAAGTAAACAAGAATGGAAAAATGATAACGCTAACATTCAGTAATGAAAGTATTAAGAAGATACATGAAATGGAACCAAATAAAAGGTGGCCAGGAGTACAACACCTGGAGGGATATGAATACGACAATGAAATTGCAATACACGCAGTAAGACTATTTACAGAAAGATGGAGAAAAAAATTCGACAAAACAATTAGACACTTCCTAGTGACAGAATTAGGGCATAATGGAACAGAAAACATACACCTACATGGGATAGTGTGGACTGATGAAAACTTCGATACAATAAGGGATATATGGCAATACGGATGGATATGGCCTAGAAAAGAAACAACACAAAGAAACTACGTGAATGAAAAAACTGTAAACTATACAGTAAAATATATAACCAAAATAGATGAAGACCATAAATACTATAAACCGGAAATATTAGTAAGTAAAGGAATAGGTAGAAATTACGTAGATGATTATAACAGCAAAAGAAATAAATTCAATGAAGAAAAAACGAAAGAAACATACTTGACAAGAACAGGACATGAAATGTCACTACCAATATACTACAGGAATAAAATATACTCAGAAGAAGAAAGGGAAAAACTATGGCTACAAAAACTAGATAAAAACGAACGGTGGATAATGGGCGAAAAAATTGATATAAGCAAAGGTGATGAAGGATACTATAGAAGCCTGGAACACTATAGAAAACATAATAAAAGGCTAGGATATGGAGACGGTGAGAAAGACTGGAATAGAGAACAATATGAAATAGCAAGACGAAATATACTAAACGCAAAAAGACTGGAACAGAAAAAGCACGTTTTTCTAGAGGGCGAAAGTAGTACAAACGAAATAAATAATATAACGAATAAAAATAAAAAGAATAACAATAATAATAATAAAACGTAGTACTACAGAAGACCGCCCCTCATGGTTAAAAGCAATCCCGGCCAACATAGGGGTACGGGCAGTATGGCCGGCCAGAGAAAAGGCAGGCCGGCCAACTGGCTAGGCTACAGGGATTGCCCCATGAGGGACTACAGACCTAAAGAAAATAAATAAAAATAAATTTGGAAAATTAAAAAAACGAATATAAATTCGTGGAATGGAAAAAGCAAATGTGAAAATAATGGAAGTAGAAGTAAGATATTACAAAAACTCATACTACTGCCTACATATGTATAACGCAGATAGTGATTGGAGCATAAAAATAG